ACGGGAGTAAATTCCTGAACAGGTACTCCCATAGACCTGAGCTCATAGATCAGAGGAGCTCCAGAAGCCTTCTTCTCGATGATGGTGCTGTCTGGTTCCCAGTCTTTGGTCATTCTCAACACGAGTCTTTTGAGTTCAGGGAACTCCACCCTATCCCTTATGGCGTTCAAAAGGATGATGTTTGCCTGCTCCACGCCGCTGTCGTCGGGGTGGTTGAAGATACCCCATATTGTGCAGGCAGAATAGTCTGCGCGGGTAGATTTTTCGTAGGCTGTGTCCCATGCCATGAGGGTAAATTGACAATGTGGTGGTCTGTCGTCATGCCAGATCCTCCACCACTCCCTCTTTATGATGGCCGCGCTCTCAGATGTTGGGTTTTGTTGGTATTGAGCCTGCCACTTACTATTAGGAAGCTCTGCCCTCAGTGCGGCGAGCTCCTCATAGTTCCAGAACTCCGGCCACAGAGGTTTATCCGAGGGAAGAATCGCGGGGAACTCAATGACCTCCCACTCATCTCCACCCCTCTGGATAGAGTCTTTGACTACCCTTCCCGTCAGGTCCCTTTTTGCCCAGCGGGTCATCACGATAACAATCGCTCCCCCAGGTTGGAGACGCTGCCGTGGTCCAGATGTGTACCACTCATAGACAGAATCAAAGATCGTGGGGTCTGATTCCGCGAGTTTTGCCTCCTGCTCAGAGTGGGGGTCGTCAATTATTAAAAGATCCGCACCCTTACCCGTAACGGTTCCTCCCACACCGATAGCGAAGTACTCCCCATTCTCATTGGTAGACCACCTCCCGGCGGCCTTAGAGTCGTGTCTTAACGCGACATTCGGAAAGACCTTTGAGTAGAGCTCTCCATCCACAAGGTTCCTGACCTTCCGTCCAAACCCCACGGCGAGCTCTGCCGTATTCGATGACTGGATGATTTTTTTATTCGGGAACTTACCCAAGAACCACGCCGGAAGCAGGTAAGACGCAAACTCACTCTTCGTGTGACGAGGAGGCATGTTAATGATGAGCCTCTTTAACTTTCCCGAGGCAACCCTCTCAAAAGCCTCCGCCATGATCTCATGGTGTCTCCCCCCAATGAAGTTCGGCCACATCATCTTGACGAACTCCATGAACCTCTTCTGCCCCTTCTCCCTCTTCACCGCCCTCTCATACTCTTGAGCAACCTCCGTCAAGGCAGACTTCTGCCCTTCCGGCAGACTCTCCAGAACCTTCTCCAACTGTTCATCACTCATCATCCCCAAAAGCCGGATGAGCTCATCATCTTCCTTCATACGATATCCCTAACCCGCAAATACGCCGGCCGAATCGTCCTCGCCCGCCGAGGAATCCCCTTACATATCCCCAAATCCATCAACGCCTTCATCTTCCTCGCCACGTTCCCCCTCCCCTTGTCCCCAGTCACCAACATCACCTCATCAATCGTCGGCCCAAACCCATACTTCTTCCACCACTCATCTATGACTAAATAAATCTCCCTCTGCGCCGGCGTCATCTCTTTCCCCTTTTTCACAAAAAATACCCCCCACCCACTCTCAATTTAAAAAACCTACCGGGGGTCTTTCCCCGATAGACGTTTCCTATCCTGCTCCAATTTTTCACACCACACCCCCCTCACTTATTTTCTGATGATTGTTATGTTTTTAAGGGTAACACCTGTTACCCTTAAACTTATAACGATTTTTCTGTTACCGCATCTTGGGCTGAAAGAGGGTCTAGGCTGGGGAGGGACGTAACTTTATGCGATCCGATGTGTGGATTACTAAGCAAGGGGTGGGCGCTGCGCTCGGCCGTTTCGGGGGGGTGCGCCCCGGTGGGGTCGGCGCCCTGGCCATCGTCGACCGCACCGGGGTCTAGATTGCCGGGTTCGACCACCGCATCGGCTACATCATTGCCAGGCTCGAGGACGGGCCGAGCCTGGGCATCTATTACATTGCCGGCGATCGCTGACCGCAAGATCTCGAGCAGAGCTGATCGGGTGTTGGCGGATCCCTCGGTGCGGACGATCTCGCGCCGCTCTGTAAACGCTGCGATCTCTGTCACTTTGCCAAGCAGCTCGAGCGCGCGCAGCCGTTGGGCCGGCTTAACGTCATCGTCTATAGCGTGAGCCGTGAGCCGCTCGATTACCAGGGTACGAAGGGCTGCAGGGGTTGCATATTTCCGCGCCTCTGCCGCTAGTCTGAGCGCGTCGATTTGTCGGGCCACAATTGGGTTAGCTGCAAGCTTCTGTCCCTCATGGCTCTGATGTATCGGTTTGGCCTGGGTGTTATAGGCGTCTCTGTAGGCTGCCGCTTTACTCTTTCCCATTGCTATCCCTTCGGCGAATGCTCTCTGCTTCGCTGTAAGCCTTGTCTCTTTTGCCCCAGCAGCGCCTAGTAGGACAGTCTCTATTGGGACTGACTGCAAGCCTTCGGCTACTTGTTTTCTGGTTAGCTTTTTCATCGGGTACGAATTGGGAATTCCTATGGCCGCGCATCTTGCCATAGCTTGGACTGATGATCAAGAGAAACTATCGCCCTTCGGGCTGCAATTGAAATAAATCATGGCTCCGACTACTTGACAGTCAATCCCTTGCCCATAAACTATCGGCAGATGGTAGCGCGGTGCTGCCATCTGTTGAAAGGGAAACTATGACCGACTATCTCGCATCATCCCCTGCAGGCCATTACCTAGTGCGCGCAGCTGATCCGATCGCTGCTATTGGCCGAGCAATGCTCGAGGACTATTGGCCTTCCCATGTTTGGAAAGTGACCCCTTGGGCGCGCATCCCTGCCGCTCGCAAGCTTGCCCTGTCGCCCGTCATCCTGGCCGGCGACGAAACATCAATCCCTTTTGCGGAGTGACTATGCAGCTTTACTACATTCAAGACCCCGGACATGGTTGGATCAGTTCTGACCTAGACACGCTCGAGCGACTAGGCATTGCCGGCAAGATATCGCACTATTCTTATCGCGAGCGCGCCCCTTCCCGCCGCGTATGGCTCGAGGAAGATTGTGACGCCGGCGTCCTGGTCGAAGCTCTGCGCGCAGCCGGTATTGACTACAGCATCCGCGAAGAAAACCTAAACGCTGATGCATGGATTCGCAATCTGCCATCTTTTTAACCCTGGAGCAACTAAAAATGTCTATCTATCAAGAGCACGGATTCGAGAACCGCCGCGCATATCTCGAGGACTTAGCCGACACAACCGGCGTCGACTTTCGGACTGTTGAAATCCTGGCCGATCTGCTGGGCCCAGACGAAGATTTTGACGGGCTGGTTACGTCCCTCGAGGATTATGCGGAGGGCTATTAAATGCGAGTCCATCTCACGCTGAAATCGTCAAACGAAAAAACCGGGCCGATCCCGGTTAGCACCACCGAGCGGGACAGCTGCCCAGACGATTGTGCGATGCGCGCCGAATGCTACGCGGACGCCGGGCCGCTCGCCCTTCATTGGGACGCGGTCTCGGACGGCCGGCGCGGCATGGGCTGGGAGCCCTTTTGCGACTCGATATCGGCCCTGCCAGAGGATCAATTGTGGCGACACAATCAAGCCGGCGACCTACCGCGCAAAGGCGCGAGCGTTGACCCGGTCAAGCTTGGCCAGCTGGTCAAAGCAAACCAAGGCCGGCGCGGGTTTACCTATTCGCACCATCGGGACGCCGACTCGCTCAAGTGGATACGCCACGCGAACCAATGGGGCTTTACTGTCAACCTATCGGCCAATGACCTATCGGACGCCGACCGGCTCGCAGATACCGGAGCGGGGCCGGTGGTGGTGGTGCTGCCCTCGCACCAGCTTACCGCGACCGAAACCCCAGCGGGTCGGCCGGTGACTGTCTGCCCTGCCGCTCGCATGGATTACATGACGTGCGCGGTATGCCAGCTGTGCCAAAAGGCCGACAGGGCCGCAATAGTGGGCTTTCCCGCTCATGGGACACGCAAGCGCGTGATTAATTTGCGACTCGAGAGGGCTGCAGCATGAAAACAATTACAGCACGTTTCCCCGGACGCTGCGCCAGGACAGGCGCGCCGATCAATCCGGGCGACTTGATCAGCTGGAGCAAAGGCAGGGCCGAGCTTGTGCCTGTAGACCATGACCTAGAGCTTGCGCGGTCTATTGACCCGGAGCTTGCCGCCACTGACCCGGAAGGGGCAAGCGCCGCCGGCCGGTATCTGGCGCGGTCGATACGCAGAGGGGTTTCGGACACATGGAGCGCCGGGGGGCGCGAGTACTACCGCAACAGGCAGGGCCGGTGCGAGGACGCGCCCTGTTGCGGGTGCTGCAATGCCTGATGGGTTTCTGGTGCTGGCAGCTGCCGCGTTTTGGCTGCTGCTGGCTTTTTTGTTTGTGTTTTTTTAAGGGGTGACTATGGAACAGCAGGAAAAATTGAGCAGCCTATTGCTAGACGTTTACGACCTAAAGCGCGCCATACCCCAGCGGGTAAAGGCCATGCCCAAGGACAACGAAGGAACCGATTTCACCATCGGCGAAGTGATTGACGACATTATCGAAACTTTGGAAGAACTAGGAGCCTAACCATGACCGATTTGGAGAAAAAGTGGACGAAGATCGCCGCCGATCAGTTAGTCGGCCGGCGCATTGTGCTGGTGCGATACATGAAAGAAAAAGAAGCCCAAGAGATGGGCTGGAGCGCAAGGCCGATCGTGATGGTGCTGGACGATGGCAATTTAATCTATCCAGCAATGGACGACGAGGGCAACGATGGCGGAGCCCTGTTCACAAACCGCGAAGAGCAGCCCGTGCTGCCGACACTCTAAGGGGGCAACATGGGTTATTTTTCAAAGTGCTGCGCTAAAACGCACCTGCCCGTGGTGGTGGAGTCAGTGGGCATCCCACGGCTAAACGAGGTCGTTGCGCTGCTGCCAGGGGGGCGCAAGGCCCAGGGGTCATATGACGGCTATGGCCGAGTCGGTGGGGTTGACCTACAAAAGGACTGGGACAGGGTCAAGCTTATCCTGGCCGAGCACTACAACGGCGAAGCCTACGACGAACTGGGGCAGAGCGGCGACGAGATGGGGCAGGGCTACTTCATGAGCCGGGATTTTCTGCACCATTGCCTAAGGCATGGCCCCTTCAAGAACCGCGCCGCGTACACCCGCGCCTTCAAGAAACTAGCCAATTGGTGACCTATGGAACGCATTATTTTTTGGGTTGCGATGGCCCTGGCGGTCGTCGTCTTGATGATGGACGTTTTTATTTGGAGGGCATGATGGTAGTTAATCAGATACAAGGGGCGCGGCTGCTGGTGTTGCGGTCGATGCTCGAGCTGGAGCTAAAGGGCATGAGGCGGTCACGGCCGCCGAGCGCGTACATGATCATTAAGAAGGAACTGGGGCTAAGCGGCTCGAGGGAGCGCGTCCTGGCGCAGATGGATGAGATCCGCAACGAACTATTGGGGCTGAAAGATGAGGCTGATGCTTGAGAACAATCGGACGCGCATTTTCTACAGCGCCCACGGCAGCACGATGGAGTATCGCTGCGCCAAGTGCGGCAAATGGGTGGACGAATTCGATGCGGTCTGGAGCCCGCAAGGGGAGGCAGGCCGTCCCTACCATGTTTATTGTTTGGAGGAAAACGATGTACAGAATCGAGTGGATTAGCGGGTATGGTGATGCCGATGGCACGGCCGAGGTCATTGACGACCTGAAGGGCATCGAGTGCGGGTTGACCTACTACGAAATGGAGATGATCTCGAGGCTGAAACAGGGCGAGACATACACATTCGGCGGCCCCCTCGATGAGGTTGCCATCACACGCTTACAGGAGCCAACATGACCGAGCAAGAAACAAGTATTTTGCGGTACGCCTTGGCCGATTTGATCGGCTCATGGCAGGCATACACCCAGCTAGACCCTAACGCGCATGATTGGAAGGCGCATATGCTGACCATCCACGAGCTGGCAATGCTGTTGGGCGAAGAGCTGCCGGAGGAAATTCAATGAAAGACTTTTGTCAGATGCACACAAAGGACGATGGGTCATGGTGGGAGCATGACGGGCGCGGCATCCCGCTCTGCCGAGTGTGCGATAAGTGCGTGGACGAAAAACTGTCCCGCTATGACCCAAGGATTCTGTCGTGGTACACCCAGGCAGATGTTGACGAACGTATCGAAGAGGAATGAAAATGAACTTGCGAATGTACGGGGGCCGAGTGCCCATTCCAACCGGCGATGAAGACACTCCGATCAGGCTGGTTGATTTCCCCACAAAAGAAGAGTTTGACGCCCTTTGGGGCAAGGCAGTAAAGGCCGAGAATCGCGCCCGATACTGGGGCATGATGACGGCCAGAGCTGGGGGCGCAAGCCTTGCCGAGGTTGGCAGGGCTTATGCGGTCAGCCGCGAGCGTATGCGGCAGATTGAGGCGAAGTTTCTCCGACTGATGCGCCGGAAAATACTGCTTTCTTCAACGACGACATAGCTTTGAACAGGCCGACCCGATTATGGTAATCATTGAAGTCTTCACCGACTGCATCACTAAGCCAATACGGCTTGCCTGTCTGTCGGGCGGCCTGTTCTCCAACGCCATTCGGATCGTGGTCTGCGATGACGATCCCCCCATCGATGTTCCGCGCTACCTCCTTCATGTTACCTGCCGAGAAGCACACATAAATTGTGTAGCGCACCTTCATGACCTTCATGACGGCCCGGACGCTCAGTGCCGTGGCATACCCCTCGCAGAAGATGGGTGTACCTCTTGCATCGAGGATGAACGATGCCCCCTTCGTCTGCTGACCCTGGAGGAACTTCTTGTTCCCTTCGTTGTCGATGAGCTGACATCCGACCAGCTTGGGGCCGACCCGCATCGGTATCACCAATAGCTGTTTGCCATCAGTAGACCAGACGTTGCCGACCTCCTCCGGGAACCCCTTGCGGCTCAGGTATGGGTGAGGCTCAGGGTTACATTGGTGGAGGATCCAGCCGGCCTTTTGGGCTGCTCTCTGGGCTGATTCCATCCGATCCTTGTCTGCCCTCTGGATCATCTGCGCTACGGGTCGGGCATCCTGGCCACGCCACATCTCGGGCGAGGTCATCGTTGCCCAGTTTTGCACCCAGCCCACATTACCTAGCCATTTGTAGCGCCCGTTGCGCTTGCGGGGATGATCCTCGGTCGGGACGGCCATCCACTTGCCGGGGGTCAGGCTGTGGATTATTAACCCGTGCGCTCTCGCAAAATCCTCGAACGTCATGCGACCATCCTTACCCTGTCGCGAGACTTCGCCCAGGCTATGTTGCGGCTCTTGATCCATTTGACCGTTGCGGCCGAGGTCTGAATTCCTACCGGAGACATATTGCGAGGCCAGACCCCGAACTTCTCTCGATACTTGTGGCTTGCCCAATGAGGGTTGTATCCCCGCTGGTGAGCGTAGTAAAGCAGCTCAGAGTAGAAGGTCTGCTTGTCGTCTTTGTTCCCCTTCCCGCCAGAGAACAGCTCCTCGAGGTGACCGGCGACCGAAGCCACCTGACTGCGCCTTTGCCTGACATGACCGCAAGAGGGGCAGTTGTCAGCCCCCTTGGGCCAGAGATATCCACAGGCAGGGCACTTGCTCTCTGCCTTCTCCTTCTCCGTTGGTTCCTTCTTTGCCTTCTCGACCCGCTTGTCCAGCTCTTGGACGCCGACCTCGTAAAGCTCGTCCCAATCATCGCGGAATCTGAGGTAGTTCCCGGAATGGTCAAGCCAAACCGCAAACTCTTTGCTCTCGTGCGGCCGCATGATCCTGCCCATCTGCTGGACATGGCTCGAGAGAGACTTGCTAAAGGGTCTTGCCGACACCCCGATCTTCACATCAGGGACATCGAATCCCCTGGTCAGGATATCGGTTGCGATCAGGCCGTGTATCTCGGTGTCTGGTTTCGCGAAGTCCTCGATGGCCTGCCGCTTGAACTCATCGTTGTCCTTGTAGCTGATCGATACGAAGTTGTAGCCTTTCCTGGCGAACTGCTCGACCAGATCAGCGCCGTGAGCAACCCCAGCGCAAAAGACGATGGTCTTTTCTGGCTTCCCGAACAGCTCGTGGGTCTTCTTGATCCACTCCTCGACGATGTCTCCCGTGATCTTCATGCCGCGCTCTGTGACTACATCCTGCGCCCACTCACCGGCAACCTTCTTGGCCCCGCTCATGTCGATCTCTTTGGCAATGAACACCTTTAGAGGGGTCAACCACTTGTTCTGCACAAGCCATTCGTTTGTAGCGCCACACACCACGTTCTTGTAGACATCCCCAAGACCTTTGGTAAAGGGCGTGGCCGTCAGGCCGACCACCTTCACATCGGGGTTGTTCTTGATGAACTCGGTTGTCTGCTTCCTGGCGATGTGGCACTCATCAACGATGAGCAAATCCACCTTGGGGAAGTTATCCCTTCTCTCGAGGGTCTGCGCGCTGCACACTTGGAGCAGCTCGTACTGGTCGAACTTCCAATGACCAGATTGGAACACGCCATGCGACAACTGGTACTTGCTCAGCCTCATGCTGGTCTGGTCTACCAACACAAGGCGATCAAGCACCATCGCTGCTCGCTTGTACTTGTCCTTGGTTGCCTTCATCAAGGCGATTGCTACTTCTGTCTTTCCGAACCCCGTTGGGGCATAAAGTAGCTGGGTTCTGTGTCCTTGTCGGAAACCCTCTCTCAGAGCATCAATGACTTGCGTCTGATGCTCGCGCAACATCAACTCCATACATCACTCCTAAACTGCCGGAATCCCTCCGGCGTGGGCCGAGGCTTACGCCCCTACTGCTTCGATCTTGTTGAGCTTTGATTGCAGCTTCTTGACCGTGCCCAGCAACTCCGCATTGCGGTTCTGGAACATATCCCTGCTATCACGCAAGGCCTTGTTGTCGATCTCCAGGTTCTTGATCTGCTCCCTCAGATCAGCGATGGTGTCTTGGACATCGATCTTCTCTATGTCCGAAGCATCCCATTGTCCAACCGCAATCGCATCTTTGAGCTTCTGGTTTTCCACTACCAACTCATTGATCGTGTCCACCAGCTCGGAGATCTTCTGCTCTCGCTCATCGACCTCTGGCTCTTCTATCTCCGGTGCAGCCTCGAGTCGTGGCTTGTTCGTTGCCAGCTTGCTTGTGTCAACAGTGACCTTCTCGCCGTTCTTGCGCACGTAAGTTTTCTCAACGCGGCTGGGCTCTGGATTGAGGCTGGTCTTGATCCGGCCCACTGTCATCTTTGATACGCCAACGTGGCGGGCGATCTCTGCGTTTGTCCATCCCTTGGAGATGGGGTGAGCCAACATCCGGGTGATGATGCTCCTGTTGTCTTCGTTGTTTGTGGACAGGCCGCGCTTTGCGTTTGCACCGAAGGCGTAGATCTGCGCCTCCTCTACTGTCCCTGTTCTGACCTCTGCTTCAATGCTGACATGGCCAACCTGCTTGGTGGCGTGATACCTGTGGAAGCCATCGGCCAACCAGTAATCACTGCCATCATGGAAGACAACGATGGGAGGGAATGTCTCCCCGTCCCGTATGGCCTCCGCGTATTCGGCAACCTGCGCCGAGTCGAGCGCAACACGCGCCTGGGTCTGCCCATCAAGTCTGATTGCTTCGAGGTTCAGTTTTTTCATCTTCACTCCTTTATTCACACAGTCCATAAATGCTAGTACACACCGGGCCTTCGTTTTGCACGCGCAGGAAGTCGTACTGTCTCCCTCCGCGACTGGTCTTTGCCCATTCGACCATTGTGTGGATGCCGTGGGTTTGGTGGCTGATGTCCTTGTCCCTCGCAGCCGGGTCATCTTGTACGGCAGCAAAGAACGTGGACATCCCTCTTTTGCTGGCCTCTGCGACCAGCTTCTCCCACTCAGCAACTCGTTGGATTTCCTGCGGGAAGCGCCGGCTGATCTCAAGCAGCTCGTCCTTGCGCGCATGGATGCAGGGCATACAGCCTACCCGACCCATCCCTTGCTCGTAAAGAGGGTTGTGCTTTACTCCGTGCTTGCGGTGCATATCGAAGCAGTCCTGGGCCGTCCATTTGAGGATGGGTCTGTAGTTCCACAGGCCGCCTCCAACTTCCTCAAGCTCAGGCAGGTTTGCCCTCGAGGCGCTCTCATCGGCACGAACGCCTTGCCATGACCAGATGATCCCGCCCTGCTCGAGGATCGGCATCTGAACCTGCTCGATGATTGGGTTGCGCTTGAGCTCCTCAGAGCAGAACCGAGCCTTGGTGCTGGGGAACCTGCCCTTCCAGATGCAGAGGTCAAGGAAGGGGTTGCCGGTCGGAACCAGGGCTTTCATAGCACGCTCGATGTCCTCTTGCGGCACGCCCTTCTCAGCCCACTTGGTCATCACATACTCGCGCTTCCTGGCTATCTGCTCAGTGAAGTCGGCTTTGACCTTCCGTATGGGGCAGACCTTCTCAGAAAGGTACTCGACATACTCGTATGTGGCCTCGTGTTCGTGGCCTGTGTCAGCGAAGACGGCCTGTAAATTCTCAGCACCGCTCTCAATCGCAAGAAGCAAAAGCGCAGTACTGTCCTTGCCGCCAGACACGCTGACGATGTTATGAATCATGGGGTTCCCTCCGAAAAGGAGCCTTGAGATTACCACACGCACTCCCTGTTACTGTCCTGGTTTTCCCACACAACACACGATACCGGCCGCCTGTCACCTGATGACTACGCCGCCAATGGTCTGCCAAGGGGTGGTATCCCACCACTGACCCGGCTAGGGAGTCCATGACCCACCTGCCCAGTCCCCCGGAGGCAGCGATTCATTCGTCGGCGGCCTTGGTACCACCCTTGTACCACCGACTACACCAGTCCCTCGCTGACAGGCTGGTACGCCGATGCCGGGGTGTCGAGCATGGCGTGTCTTTTCTTCCGAGCCACCGATTCAGGTGCGCTACTGACGGGCGGAGTCCGACTGCCAGCGTGGAAAACAAAAAAGCCGTCAAGTCTGACCCCGGTGGAAACGCGATCCTCTTTTGGAGAACCGGGTACCCCATACGGGGTCGGAGTCAGGCTTGACGGCTCACTTTGCAGGTTTCCACACCCAGCAATGAGAGGCACTGTACAGGATCTTCCAAGCCCCTGTCAAGGGGTCAACAAAGATTTTTTCAAACAGTGCAGGTGACCACACGGCCGTTGGCTGTGATGGCGTGGGTGGTGCATTGAGCCCAGGCGCTGGTGGCCAGGGCAATGCTCAGGGCGGCAAGGATACGTTTGGCCATATCTTGTGTGGCGTTGGTGGCAGGCACTGATCTCCTGCTTATCAGAGCACAAGGCTAGCATGAAGACCGTGAGAAACGCCAACCTTTGTGGTGCGTATCAGCCTACGCATTCACCAACACGGCTGGGTACTGAGCTACTACCCTACTCGCGCTTGCGCTTTCAGAGCTTCACCCAATCCCCATGCGTCTTGGCTCAGATAGTTTAGTACACCTTCCGACAAATAAAAACCCCCAGGTGATGAGCCTGGGGGTAGTGGGCGGAGGAACCCTAGAGGAGTGAAGTCTCGGAAGACACCCGGATCATACACACTTTAGGATGTCGTTGTCAAACAGCCATCCTATGGTTGCACGATGGGCGTCCTCCCACAGGGTAATCCGCTCCTCCTTGGATAGCTTCGACCCCTGGTCTAGCTCCATGTGGCACCTGTAGCAAAGAGCGGCTATCCGGTAGTCATGGGCCTTGATAGACCTACCCTTGCCGTCGCGCAGCTGGTTGCTGTGGGCAGCCACCACGGTGCCATCCCGGATCCCGCAAGTCATGCAAGGGGCCTCCCGGACGGCCCGAAGTAGCTTGTCGTTCCTGTACATCAGAAACAGTTCGTGGTGCAGTTACCGAAATAGCAGCAGGTTGTGCAGGTAACCATCCTCCCGTTCATGGTGTAGGTATGGGTAGAGCAGGATGCCCAGGCCCCAGTTGTGACAAGTGCAATACTGATTGCGGCTAAAAACTTCTTCATGGTTCATCTCCTTGGACAGACTGACTTCCCCGCGAGACCCTGTCCACGATCAAGCGTTCGTTGATGTACTTTGCTTCGTTATACCGATGGATCCATTCCGCTTCGCCCGTTTGGATAAACCTCTGGCGCAGCTCCTCGATCCGCTGCTCCAGGAAGGGCAGTCCCTCGATTCTTCCTTGGCTTTGGTTCACTTGTGACAACCTCCTTGGTTTTAAACGTGTGATAGTTGAAGCATTCTCTTCGTCTGATCAGATCGCCTTTGACTCGTCTTGTTTCCTTGATGTCTGTAGGCGCTCCACACAGTGGGCATTTCATAGGTTTTTGTCTCTGAGTTTCTTCTCTACTAGTTGAGCAAAGGCCATGCACCACATCGGCCTGTCCCGGTCAAAGTCTAACTTCATGATCCACTCGACTTGGTTGAAGATGTTCTCAACCTCGTCCTCGGTGATGCCGACCCAGGGCTTCTTGTAGTCTTGGATGTCGTCGTCGTCCATCAGTCGGTTCCCCCATGCTTTTCATCATATTGGCCGGCTTGCTCGTCCCACACGGCTCGTAGAAGATCGGCAGCTTCGTTCATGGTGTTGACAAGACAATCATACCTACCCCCGTTTTCCTGGCTAAGGCCGTCGGCGTAACCTCGCAGCCTTGCGCTTGTGATTAGATATGGCAGCAGGCTTGGGTCAATCATTTCTTTTTCCTTGGTGCAAAGTTTGGCATGCGAGGGTCAGGTTTCTTTTTTTCTGGCGACAGTACTTTGATTTTGTCAAGCTGTTGAATGATCCATTCACAGTCTGCTCGCAAAGCATCAAAGCGAAACTTGTCTTCTTTGCTTATCGTATAGGGCTCGTTGTTGTAGAGGCCGTACATGTCGTACATATCGTTGAATAAGTCCCGCACCCGCATGTGTGCAGTTAACGTGACTTCAACATCACAATCCCAGATTTTGGAAATCACTGCCAAGGCTTGCTCAGTTTCGCCGTCGCAGTAATTAGATGTGTAAAACGAAAAGACAGCTTGGCCGTCCTCCGAAACATCACCTGTTTGCATGACTTGGTGTACTACAAACTCTACGGCTTTCATTCTGGGTCTCTCCATAGGTCGGGCGTTGCCCACAAAAATAAACACTCCCACACCCTGCGGTGTTCGGGGTGCAGCCGGTCGTGATAAAACATGGCCAGATCAAGCTGTTGATCACGCACAAACTCCCACCATTCTTGGGCGGTGTACGGGTGGCAACCACGGTTCATTTTTCCCTCCCATCAAGAGTTATTTCTCCGGCCTGATCGGGGAAGTCTGGGTCTTTCTGTCTAATCACAATCGAGCTGTTCAGGCGACGGCTTATGGCCGACTCTGGGTTGTCAAAAGTGCCCCTGATTGCGTTGTCTCTCGCAAGCTGTTCCATAGCCTTAACTACAGTGCCGTAGTCGTACTTGTCTTTGTAGTAATGCAAGATGAGCTGCACCTCTGGTAACAGCGCCGCACTCACATCGGACGCCAGCAAGATGTACAAGGTCCTCAGACCCACCCAGTCGTCTCGTGTAATGCGAGCCCTGCGTTTGGCAAAGAACATCATTTCTTCCATCCTCCTGGCCAGTCATCAAAGAGCGGCATGTTGTCCTTGTCCCCAGAGCGGATGCGCTGAAGAATGTTGTGGGCGGTAGCAGAAAACACCGGTCTGACACGCTCAATCTCTTCCTCGGCTATGACTGCACACGCATTACAAGCGCTGTTCCACACAAACTTTGCGTTGTTTACACCAATCATCTTCTGCTCGGCCTGCGTCAGGCCAGCCCACCAGTCGTCGAATTTCATTTCTCTACTCCAAACGCTTTGCGGATCAGGTCCGCAGAATGAAACGGCTCTGCTTCGTAGGCAATCTCAGCGCAGCGGTCTGCGACAAGGGCTGCGAAGCGTTCAAACGCGTCCTCTGCCCTACCAATTTCGCCGTCATAAAACCCAGCCTCCCGCGCCATACGGATGATGTCTTCTTTCATGCTTGCCCCCTTGCGCGGATAGCGTCTGCAATGAACCGAGTGCGGTACTTCTCAAGGCTGGACAGCGCACCGCTGGCTTCCATCTCGTCACACAACTTCGCACACGCCTCGCGCTCGGCTTCAACGGCTGCTTTCACCGCCGCCTCAAGTTCGGAGCGGTAGCACAGGGTGTCGTCGTCGTCTTTCATGTGTTCCCCCTTGCTCGGATGGCGGCGGCTTTACTTCTCACCCATGAAATCGCATAGCTGGATTCCATCTCTCGCTCCATGTCGTCTGCCATACCGTCAATAATCCGCGCACACGCCTCACGCTCTTTGTGTACCGCAGCATCCACAGCGGGCTGGATCATTTGCACGGCAGTCTCTTGCAGTTTGTTCAACGTCTCACACAATGCGCTCAACCCTGAGATTTGCTCCTGACTCTGCTTGGCCGCTTCCAGAGCTTCGCGCAGCAGTTTGCGTTGGGCTGGATACGCATCGTCAAAGTTCAGGGTTGCCAGCACGAGGTTAATCGCCTCGATGGATGTTCGGTTCATGATTCCATCCTCCCAGTAACAACCTCAGCGGCAAGCCGCGAGCACTCCCAATGCACCTCCATATTGGTGATGTTGGCAGCGTATTTGCATCTAGTCATGTCCTTTTTTCGAACAATCACAAGCACCTGCTCATCGGGTTCGGTTTCTTCAAGGGCGCAAGTCAGTGCAGCAACTGCATCCCACTTGGCATTTATCGGGTGGATTTTGCTCATGTGTCACTCGCTACGTCTGCCTGAATTAACTGCGCTGCAACGTGCCAGTAGTTGTGCGCTCCTTTTGCCGCCTCGTGCTGGATCATCAGCAGGTTGACGATGCGTTGTCGCTCTGCCATGACACCAGAGGCGTATTCAGATGTGCAATAGTTAGGCTTGCCACCACAGTATGTTTTTACTGGTGGTTTCTGATTCATGTTGTGGTCTCCACTCATTTCAAAAACTCCTTGACATCTTCATACACGCCGTTCCGTGCCGGGTTGTCGGACTCCAACTTAGTCCACCCGGCGTAGCGCATTTCGTTCTCGCAGCGTTCAAGCAGTTCACGCGCTCTGTCGCGCTCCTTTGCCAACTCACGCATCACCTCAATGACCGCCTGCTCGTGCTTGAGCAATATGGCGCGGATCATCTCCATCGGCGTTTCAATCATGGCAACCGCTGCGGCCTTGACTTTCTCATTGTCTGTCTTTGCCTTGGCAACAGCCTCGGCGTGTAGCTTGCTTAATGGTTTCATGATGCATACCCATCCGTAATGACTTTGTTCTTCGCCTCCTCCAGCGCACCGATCAGGGTAAGCCGGTCAGGCACAGTGGATACTTTGATCTTGAACTGGCCCCTGTCTTTCCAGAAGCACAACACGATCACACTGTCTGGCAACTCGTCAATTGCCTCGTTCAGTACCACTTTGGCCTGCACCTTGTGGTGATCAGGGATGGTCAGGGTTTTGAGCTTGCTCATTCTTGCCCCCTTGCTCGGATGTCAGCGGCAATGTTCTTGCAAGCAGTATGGTGTGCCACGTTTTCTTTGACAGATGCGTCCGACAGCATCCTGTTTTCTGCCACCTTTGCACACTCTTCGCGCTCGGCTGCGACTTTGGCCCGGACAATCCGGTGGTGGTCAGATGCTTTGATGTACAGCTCGCCCTCGAAGTGCTGGGCGGCAATGATTTCATGGGTCATGTGTTCTTCTCCCTGAGTAACTTTTCGATGTCCATCACGACATCTCGAACGTCATAGTCCCACTCCGCAATCTCAGCGTCGGTCAGACCGATCCACTGTGACGTTGGACCTCCGTAAAGTGGGACAGGAATGACGTTCGTCCCCAGCTTACCCTTGTGCTTTGCGGGGATCACCTCCGTGTCGGCATCAAAAAGCAGGTCCGTTGTCCACGCCACCGGCCTCTGTCTCTCTGCTCTCTCGCAGGCGGCGCGAAGGTTGTCAAACGCTACGGCCATCGATGCATATGCTTTCGCATCTTCTTGACTATCCGATGCGTTCTTGTATACATCCCATGCCTCTAGCGCCTGTTTCATAGCGGTGATGCTCATTCCAAAGCCCTCCATCTGCTCTTAGGTTCACTCGCCCGCTGGACGTAGAAGTGAATCAAGAAGTTAAAAATCTGCACGTAGGTCATGTCGATGCCGGTGTCGCGTTTGATGCGCTCGCGGATCAGGTCGATGTC